CAGCTACAGAATCAAACAATAAGATATTCCAAAACTATTTTGATGAGAATGTCCTTTTGCAAAGCTGGAATCAGAACTTTGCCTTAACTGGTGAAATTTACATCCACGGTTTGCCAGTTTTTACTGGCGAAATTGAATTGCTTGAGGTTAAATTTATCGACGGACTCCCAAGCTCTTATAATATAGTATTCTACGGCACAACCAAGAAGCTTTTAGTGGAATGGGGCGAGAAGACATTACCCGAAATTGATTGGTCAAACTACTTACATACAATCAGCAACGCTTTAGCAATATCATCTTGGACTGGTGGTATTTTAGGTGGTGCTATTATATGGGATTTAAAGGACTATGGATATGGATATCGTTATTGCAAAAAAAGTGGTGGCGTATCTTATGACATAGGTGTACAAAACACAATCAACTATAAAGGGTTAAGGCCATCAATCTTGCTTAAAGATATGATTGAAAATATCTTTACGGCTGAAGGTTTTAGTTTAGGGGGTACATTATTATCAAGACCAGAGTTTGAGTATCTTTATGTAACACCACAAGAAGCCCCTGGGAGTTATTTTGATCGTATCAATGGCAATAACTATGGAAACTTTGAGGCGAATGATTCAGCTCCGCAAAGTATATTTAGACCTACAAGTACTTTAAATACTTGGTTTGCTTTGCCAGTGGGTAATACAGTAACGAGTGGGAATACAAGCGGTGCTTGGAACAATACGACATATACTTATACTTGCCCAGAAACTGGCGACTATTACTTTGGGTTAACTATTACAAACTATACGCCACTAACTCCTCCATCATTTACTCCAACACTTGGCGTTAAGGTAACTGTTAATGGTAAGACTAAAGGATTTTATCAAAATAAAACAGCTGCACAATGGACAAGTGGAGGTCAACAAATATGTTGGTTGCCAAGATTAAGCAAAGGGGATGTGGTTCAATTTATTTATAACACACCAGTTGATGCGGTTGTGGATGGATCAATAACTTGCTACAAATCTCCACCGACAAGCCAAGTTTTAGTGGATATGGCACGAGTAATGCCAGAGATTAAAGTACAAGAGTTTTTCAATTCTGTTCTTCAGATGTTTAATGCGGTGCTTGTTCCAATATCATCAAGCACATTTGAATTGCATAATATTGAGGATTGGTATGCTTTAGGGCAGAATGTTGAATATACCGAGTTTATAGATTTTAAGAATCTAACCCATAGAAAAATGGATGTACCGTCTTCAATTACAATGAAGCACAAAGAGGGCGAAGCTTTGCCACAGACATTCTTTAAAACTACTTACAAGCGAAAATTTGGTGATGTAACTTTTAGGCCAGATGTTGACTTTAGCGATGAGCCAATCGAGTTTGAAACGGTCTTCCAGGTTAATCCAATCACATTGATTCAAGAGGTTGACACATCGGGGAATATGATAAGTAATACGGACATTGAAATGCCGTTTATCATCAATTCAGAATCTCAAGGCGTTGACCAAAAGTTGATTCTATTCTACAATGGTCGAAATACAAATCTAAAAACAGTCAGCACGAGCTTTTATGTAGGTACTACACTTATCACTCAATATCCGCCGTCATCACCTTTTAGCAACTATACATCTGGGGCTTATTCAACTGCATTTGGGCTTGAAGCACCACTTAAAGGCAATATGCCTATCAATTCTATGTATTGGATGTATTGGAATAAATATCTGTCAAGGCTTTATTCATCAAGAAGCCGAATAGTTGTGGTTGATGCGGTATTACCAGTTGGCGTTTGGTTAAATATGAAATTAAACGATAATGTGGCTATAAGTGGCAACTATTATAAGATTCAAAAAATACAATATGACTTATTAAGCCAAAAAGCCGTCATTGAGCTGATTACTTATCCGAATGTAAACTATTTACAAGTTACTTCAACAACTGGCAAGAAGCCGACATTTAATACAGTTATAGCAACGGACAATGGTAAGACTTTTATAGATGGTAACCCTATCCGTAAAGCTTTATCTAATTCCATTGAGAGCGGTGGTATATACGAGACTGATGCGGTTGATATTGCAACATTCAATATATCTGCTCAATCAATGATAACTCCGATAATGGATAATATACTCCCATTGATTTCACTTAATAAGGTAACGATGTGGAATTATTCAAGTTTACCAATTACAGTTACACCAACGGCCCAAGCCATAACTTTGACGGATGTCGGATTTGACGGCGATCAAAGGTATTATACTTATGACCTTGCAAATAGCCAGGTAACCATAAACACATCTGGTCAATATCGTATTAATGTCAATATGGTTATCCATAACACTTCATCGGCTCAAGTTGGGTGGGAAGTAAATATTGATGGTGTGCAAACGGAAGCTTATCAAGAAACACACGCCAATACAATATTGTCAATCAATCTTATAGCAAGTGCGACAATAGGCGAGAATCAAGTTGTTAAGTTAAGAGCTTATACTCTGGATGGATCAACTAAAAATATCAATATCCATAGAACATCATTTACAATCGAGCGTATAATATGATAAACGAAATAATAAAATTGGCACAATCACACGAATGGATTAAAGTATCTGATACAGTTGAGATTGCCAAAGGTAAGCACGAGATAAAAAAAGGATGGGCGAATAAAGTAAAGGCCCTAAAAAGAAGAATTAAAAGCATATGAGTGAGAAAATAACCTACGATATAGATGTCAATGTAAGTAAGGTTGACAAAGCCACAAGCTCTATTGACAAATTGGGCAATAAAGCCGATAGTACATTTGGCAAGATGGGTGATAAGATTGGTGGCATCGGAGATAAATTCGGGGCAATACCTGGGCCAGTTGGTCAAGCAGCATCATCACTTGGAAGCTTTGGTAAACAATTATTTTCTTTATTAGCAAACCCAATTGTTGCGACTGTAGCTGCGATTGCTGGTGCATTTATGGTATTATACAAGGCCCTTACATCAACAGATGAGGGGATGGGGAAACTTGCCAAGATTACTGCAATATTTAATGGCATTATAAGTCCAGTTGTAAAGGTTGTCCAAGACTTTGCGTTATTTTTAGCTGATAAATTTATTGGGGTATTAGAGGCCGTTGCTGGATGGTTTGGCGTAACTGGTGATCAAGCATCGGATTTAGCGGATAGCATAAAAGAAGTTGAAGATGCTGAAGAATCACTTGCCCTTAAAAGAGCAAAACAAAATAAAGATTTAGCCGAAGCAAAAGAGATTTTAAATGATACTAATAAAACGCTTGAGGAAAGGAAGGCAGCACTTAAAAAGATTTCTGATGCCGAGACAAGTTTGGCAGCTGAAGAGCTAAAGAACGCTAAAAAGAAAGCCGAAAATATCAGAAAGGAAATTGCATTAAATGGGGAATCAAAAGACCGTAAAAAGCAACTACAAGATGCCGAGATTCAAATCCTAAATACTGAAACTGCACTTGCCAATAAGAGAAGGGAGTTTGCTAAAGAAAACCAAAAGATTGAAAAGGAAGATGCCGACGCTAAAAAAGCTAAAGCCGAGGAGGAGAAGAAACAAGCGGAGGAGAGAAGAAAGCAAATCGAGGACTACAAAAAACAAAGGCAAGAATCAGCAGACAAAATCAGAGCTTTAGAACAGAAACTTGCCGTTGATTCAATCCAGACGGAAAGGGAAAAACTTTTAAAACAAGCCGAGATTGACAATGACAATGCTAAACTTGATATTCAGCGATCAACAATGAACGCTAAAGAGAAGGCCAAAGCATTAGAACTAATCAATAAACAATATCAAAATAATGTCGCTAAAATAAATGCGGATGCTGATAAGAAAGCACAAGAGGAAGCTGAAAAGGCAAAACAAACTAAAGAGCAACAGTTAAAGGAGCAATTTGCTCAAGAAGAAAAAACCATTGCTGATGATTATGAGCGTAAAAAACTCATTGCAATGCAAACCATCGAAGATGAGAAGCAATTGCAACAAACATTGCTTGATTTAGAACTTGCCAAGAATGAGGAAATTTATAATAATAGGGTAAAGAATGGTCTGGATACTTTAGACATTGAAAAAACCATCGCTCAACAAAAGTTAGACTTAACTAAAAAGCAACAAGAAGAAACTAAAGCACTCCAAGCTCAACAAGAAGCACAATTGCAAAGCCAACTTGATGTTACTAAACAAGTATTGGGCAATATTCAAGGTTTACTAAAAGAAAACTCCAAAGGTGCAACGGCTTTGGCTATCGGTCAAGCAATTATTGATACTTATGTTGCAGCAAATAAGGCTTTGGCAGCAGCTCCACCACCATTAAACTTTGTATTGATGGCTTCGGTTATTGCTTCAGGTATTGCAAACATAAAAAAGATATCAGAACAAGCAAGCAAAATGGGAGTTGATACTGGAGGCGGTGCATCTGTTAGCACTGGCCCATCAATAGGCGTTGTTGGAGGGCAAGTTGATTCCTCAACACAGATGGCTAAAAGCTTACAAGGTGCGGTTGGTGGCCCTCAAAAAGCGTATGTAGTGGGTAATGATGTAACAAGCAGACAAAGTCTTGACAGACGCATAAGCCAAAATGCAACATTAGGCGGTTAATTTATTTTATAATATATGCAATTAAAAGGATTTAAAATTGATTTGGGTAAAATAGATGCAATCGAAACATCTATAAACGACTTGGCGATGCAAATGCCACAGTTAGAAGCTAAATTAAATGAAGTGCAAAATAAAATCAAAGGCAATATGGATTCATTAAACAATATGATTCCAGAGTTTGAATTGATGGATAAACTATCAAAGCAAATCGGTGATACTCCTTTGATGGATAGAATTACTAAAGGCAAAAAGATGTTGCAAGAAAAACTTGCAGTTTGCACTAAACTTTATAGTCGTATTAAATAATGCAAATACTTGAGTTATTACTTGATGAGGATCAAATGGCAAGTGGTATCGATGCAATCAGTATCGTAAAATCTCCAGCCATTGAGTCTAATTTTGTGGCACTTAATAATCACAAGGTAAAATTTGCCACTGTTGATGCTGAAAAAAGAATCTTATTAGGTCCAGCATTAATACCAAACAAACCAATCTATCGCAACCAGGATGGGATGGAGTTTTATTGCTATTTTTCAAGAGCAACTGTTAAGAAGGCAAGTGAACTTTACTTACAAAGAGGTAATCAAGGCCAAGCAACTTTAGAACACGCCGTTAAAATTCAAGGCTTATGCCTGGTTGAATCTTGGGTTAAAGAAGATATGGAGAAGGACAAGTCTGCCTTATATGGAATGTCTGATCCTATTGGAACTTGGATGGTAGCAATGAAAGTTGAAAACGAAGATGTTTGGAATGACTATGTGAAAACTGGGCTTGTTCAAGGCTTTAGCATTGAGGGTTATTTCGTTGACAAAGGACAAAAGTTATCTAAACAGTTAACCGATGAAGAGGCCAAATTGCAAGAGGTAATAAGCATCTTGAATGAATGGCAAAATTGTAACAAGACAAAATAATAAGTTTTATAAATATGAACGCAAACGAAACATTAAACAGAGTGATGGTTGCTTTAGGCATTAAGGCCGAAGCTCCAGCCGTTGAAGTTAACCTTGCATCAATGAAAACAGAAGATGGTCAAGCTACATTTGACGCTGAATCTTTTGAAGTTGGTTCTGCTATTTTCGTAGTTACTGAAGATGGTAAAATTCCAGCTCCAATGGGTGAATACGCAATGGAAGATGGCACTATTGTAAAAGTTGACGACAAAGGTTACATCGTGGAAATTTCCACTAAAGAAGAGGAAGTAATGGAAGAGCCAATCATTGAGGAAGTAATGCAAGATGAACCAATGAAAGAACAAATCGTTGAGGAAATGGCAAAGCCTAAAAAGTTAACTGAAACTACAACTAAAGTAAGTGAGTTTTCTGCTGAAATTTCTGAAATCAGAGAAGAGTTAAATGCTCTTAAAATGAAATTGTCAAGTGTAACTGAAGAGCGTGATGAGTTAGTATCTCGTTTAGCATCTGAGGAAGCTCCAAGATCATTCCACTCTCCAGAGGCAAACCCAGTAAATTCAATCAAATTTAAAATCGGTGAAAAAAGAGCTGAATCAGTTACTGACCGAGTTTTCAAACAATTATTCAAATAAAAAAACAAATAAAATGAAAGATTTAAAAAACATCAAACTTTCTGGCCCTACAGTATCTCCAAATACATATGCTGGTCAGTTCGGTAACGAATATATCGCTGCCGCCCTTTTGAGTGGTGAAACTTTAGCAAAAGAGTTAATCACTTTGCACCCTAATGTTGCTTACAAGCAAGTTATTCGTAACTGGCAGCAATCAATCAGTGTTACTGACGCTACTTGTGATTACACTGATTCATCTTCAATCACTTTAGGTGAGTATGTGTTAACTACCGTTGAAAAACAAGTTAACTTAACTTTGTGTAAAAACAACTTAAGAACTACTTGGGAAGCTGCTCAAGCTGGTTACTCTGCATTTGAATCTTTACCTGCTACTTTCGAGCAATTCTTATTAGCTCAAGTTGCTGCTGAGGTTGCTCAAGAAGTTGAAAAAGGTATCTGGAAAACCAATATGTTCTACACTGGTGGTATGGTTAAATACTTAACTGATAACTCTGCTATCACTCGTACTTTCTCTGGTGCTACAACTTCAGGTAACGTTGTTGCTCGTTTACAAGAAGCTTTAGATTACTCTCCAGCTGCATTGTATGGCAAAGAAGGTTACCAATACTATGTTGGCCCAGTTACAATGAAAGCTTACCAAGCTGCTTTATCTGCTGGTAACTACAACTTCCAATTCTATGTTGGTGAGAAGCCTATGAATTTTCAAGGTATTCCAGTTACTTTATGCCCAGGTTTAACTGATTCTGACTGTATCTTAGGTCTTAAATCAGATTTACACTTTGGTACTGGTTTATTAAGTGATCAAAACGAAGTTAAAGTTTTAGATATGAGCAATCTTGATGGTTCTCAAAATGTTAGAACAATTATGCGTTTTACTGGTGGTATCATCGCTACTAACCCAACTCAACAAGTTGTAATTGATGTAACTCCGTAATAATTAACTGAAACATTAACAATAAGGGGTGGGCCAAAACCCGCCCTTTTTTATAAAAACAAATTAAAATAAAATGGCTTGTAATACAATAGACGCTCGTTTAGAGCCTTGCAAAGAATATCTTGGTGGTATTCAAGGGATGTTTTTGATCCCATTCGTTTGGAGTGATGTTATCACAATCGACGCTTCTGGGGCGGTTACTAAAATCGCTCAATCTGGTGGCGTTACTTTAGATACTGGATACTTTTGGGAATTGAAAGGTGCAAACAGTTTTACTGACACCATCACTTCTTCAAGAGATAACGGTACAACTTTCCACGAATCTAACTTAACAGTTAAATTTAAACCAAAATCACAAGCAACTCCTTGGTTAGATACTAAAGATGTTGAAACTTTAGCACCTGGTCGTTGGAGAGTGGTTCTGAAGATTGGTGAACTTTACTTGGTGATGCTAGAACATACACTTTAAGCTTTATTGCTTCAGAGAAGTATGGCCCAAGACCGTTGGCTGCCGTAACTTACGCTGGCTTGTCAACTATCTTTACTCCAGATGTAACTCCATAATTAATAAGTGTACATAGGTGAGAAGGGGGCAGAGATGCCCCTTTTTTATTGTAACAAAATGAGGCCTTTAGGTTTTATTAAATATGGTAATCAATAATTCAAGTACATCAATTGCATTTCATCCGCTAATTGCGTTTGATGGTTTGCCAGTAACACTTGAAATTGAACATAAAGCTACCAAGACATTAGTAACTGCAACTGTAACGCCTACAATAGTGGGTACTAAAGTTACATTGACATTGCCATCACTTGCCACAATCAATGCAGTTGCCAATCAGTTAGACGAATTAAACATTAGAGTAATCCAATCAAGCAAGATGTATTTTGAATACCTGGCTTATTGGATTGTTGGTTCTATTGATGAGTACAGACAATGGAAGTCTTGGTCTACAACAAACACAAACAGTAAAAACTGGATCACATTATAATGGCTACACGCAAAAAAAATATTCCATCTTACCACATCATCAATATGGCTGGTTATACTTCACCATCTATTGTTGAGCAAACAAATAAAGATTGGGTTGAATACGGAGAAGATAATAACTACTATCAATACTTAATTGATTTGTATTATTCAAGTCCTACAAACAACGCTTGTATCAAGGGTAAATCCGATATGATTTATGGCTATGGCCCAGAGGTTGTAAAAGCTGATCGTCATTTAAAGGGTTATTTGGATTTCAAAACCATCTTCCAAAACGAAGAGGTTAAGAAGTGCGTAATGGACTTAACAATGCTTGGTATGTGTGCCTTTCAAATTGTAAAGTCTAAAGACGGCAAAAAGTATGTAAAGGCTTACCACTTCCCAATGCAAACTTTAAGACCACAGAAAGCCAATGATAAAGGCGAAATTGAAAAATGGTACTATTGTGCAGATTGGTCAAAATTAAAGAAGGGCCAAAAGCCTAAAGAATTTGCAGCGTTTGGATATGATGAAAGCGCTAAAGAATGTATGCTTGTAATCAAGCCATATTCAACTGGTAACTTCTATTTCAGCCCACCAGACTATCAAGGCGGTACTCAATATTGTGAGCTTGAAGGTGAGATAAGCAACTACCATCTAAACAACATTAAGAACGGTTTAGCTCCAAGTATGTTGATTAACTTCAACAACGGTGAACCATCTGAGGAGATTAAAGATGCAATCGAAGCTCAAATCAATGCTAAATTTGGTGGTTCATCTAATACTGGCAGAGCAATTGTATCTTTTAACGAAAGCAAAGATTCTGCGGCTGATATCACTCCAGTTGCGTTAAGTGATGCTGCTGATCAATACCAATTTTTAAGCACAGAATGTATTGACAAAATTTTGTTAGCTCATAGAATCACAAGCCCTTTATTATTTGGTGTTAAAAATAGCGGCAACGGTTTCAGTTCAAATGCGGAAGAGTTAAAAACTGCAAGTATTTTGTTTGACAATATTGTTATCAGACCATTCCAAAATCTATTAATTGATGCATTTAATAAAGTGCTTTTAAAGAACGAAGTAATGGTTGACATTTACTTTAAAACTTTACAACCATTGGAGTTCGTTGATTTAAGCGGAGTGGCTATTGACACCACAACTAAGGAGAAGGAATACGGTTTCTCTAAAGTTGAAATGGTTGAAAAAAAAAGTGGTGAAAGCAAAGATGAATTTCTGGGCCGATGCATTAAATATGTAATCAATGAAGGCAAATCAAACGAGCAAGCATATGCCATTTGTATAAACAAGTGGAATATGGCCGCTGAAAATAAGGTTAGCTTTGACTTTGACGATACATTAAGCACAGATAGAGGCCAAGAGCTTGCAAAAAAAGAAATTGAGAATGGTGCAACAGTATTTGTTATAAGTGCAAGAGATTCTAAAGACGGAATGCTTGACATTGCATCTGAAATAGGTATACCAGCGTCAAGAGTTTATGCGGCTGGTTCTAACCAGGCTAAAGTTGAGAAGATTAAAGAGCTTGGAATTGAGAAGCATTACGACAATAATTCCGATGTTATTAAAGCATTGGGATCAATAGGCATTCAATTCTCTAAGCCAAAGATGACTGAAGAGGATGAGAACGCTTGGTTAGCTTTTTTACAAGATAAAGGCGAAGAGATTGACCTAAATGAATGGGAGGTTATAGATATCCAAGAAGCAAACGATGATGATGATCACTTTGAGTTCGGATGGGATAACCCAGATATGAAGTCTAAAGACGATACTGGTATTTTTAAGATACGCTATAAGTATGGCCCAGATAGAGTAACTAAAAACTCAAGAAAGTTCTGCAAAGAAATGACCAACCTATCAAAAAAAGGCATTGTTTATCGCAGAGAGGACATAAATATGATGAGTTTTAACGGTGTTAATGGCCAATTTGCCCCTGAAGGCTCAAGCAATTATTCAATTTGGAAGTTTAAAGGTGGTGTATATTGCCATCACGCTTGGTATCGTGTAACATATAGAAGAAAAACTGAAGGCGGGAAGATAAAGCCACTTACTCCAAGCGAGAAAAATAGCGGTGAAAGGGATATGCGTAACTATGAGAAGGTATCTGATGCAACTGCAAATAGAGAAGGCGTGCCATTTGCACCGCCAAGTTGGGATACTGCAAGCACTAAAACGATTGATTTACCTAATAGAGGAAGCTTAAAGAATAAATAACGATGCAAACGAATGATAATGTTTTACTGGTAACTAAAGAGGATATTTATAAATATACTCAATTAAAAGGCAATGTCGATATTGACAACATTAGCCCTTTTATTAAGGTTGCTCAAGATATAGAAATCCAAGGCGTACTTGGTACGGTGCTTTATAGGAAGATTTTGACCGATGTAATGACAAACACATTAGCTGGTAACTATCTTACCTTGACAAGCTATTACATTCAACCTATGCTTATTCATTATGCAATGGCGGACTTTGTTCAATTCCATAAC